CTGCCGGAAATGGCGAAACAGGCGTTCGGTCCCTTCTGGGCTGCCGCCAAAGCGGCATAGGAGAGAGAAATGGCGCTCAAGACGGAACTGATGGGTGGGGGAACGGCCCCTCTGCCAGCAGGGATGATCGGGCAAGATCCGGTCGGGACGATTGCGGGAGCCGGCACGACGCAAGGCACGGCGACGGCAGTTGTGAGTAACTTCACGCTGATTTCGACGGCGCCTTCAAGCTCCGGCGTGGTGCTGCCGACGGCAGCGGGGGCCGCACCCGTCGTGATCTATAATGGTGGGGGGAACACCCTCAAGGTCTACGGCAACGGCACCCAGACGATCAACGGCATCGCCGGCTCGACCGGATTTTCCGTGACGACGCTGAAAGCGGCCCAGTTCAGGGCCGCTGGCACCGGCTGGATTGCCATTCTCAGCGCATAGGGAGAGATTATGCAGGCAGCATACACACGGTCTTGGGCTGGCTCGGAAGCGCCGAATGGCAATTTGGTACGCCCGCGCTTCTATATGGAGCCGGTTCAGGACGAATTGGCGAGCGCCCGCGAGGGGCGGCCGATCTTCAAGAATGAGGAGCGGGTCGAGATTTTTCTTCCCGGTAATCCTCACACGATGCCCGTTCATCGGGTAAACGACGATCATCGCAACCGTTGGCCTCGCGAATACGAACTGTTCCGGCAGGGCATGGAGCAGACGGCGGAAGGCACGCCGATCGAGGAATGGCCGGTCGTGAATCGCGCCCAGGTCATGGAGTTGCGCTCGCTTGGCATCCAGACGATCGAGGAAATCGCCAACCTCTCGGATATTGCCTGTCAGAAGGCGATGGGGTTGCAGGGGTTGCGCGTCAAGGCGCGGGTGTTCCTCGACGATGCGGCTGCGATGGCTCTGACCGAACAGCAGGGCGCAGAGCTTGAGAAGCAGCGCGCAGAGCTTGCCTCACAAGCGCGGCAGATCGAGGAATTGAAGGAACTCTGCACCCGGATGCACGGCGAGTTGATGGGGCTGAAGAACGCGCCCAACCCGCTCGCTACGGTCATTCCGGGGATGATGGACCCGGTTCAGCAGGCGCGGAACATGCAGCAGGCCGGCGACATTGCGCGAGAGCAACCGCAATCGTCCCTCGGTGCTTTTGTCGAGACAAAGCGGCGTCCGGGGCGTCCCCGCCGGGAGGAAGTTGAGGCGCGGGAAGCGGCGCTATTGCAGGATGCTGGCTGATGGCGAAGCTGATGGCGAAGGCGCGCAATAAACTGCCGGCGGAGAAGTTCGCGGGGCCAGATCGGTCGTATCCGGTTCCTGATCGCTCTCACGCAGCCAACGCAAAAGCCCGCGCCGCTCAGCAGGCCAATGCTGGACGCATTTCAAAGGCAGTAGAGGCGCGAATCGATGCCAAGGCCAATCGAGTCCTCGGAAAGAAGAGGTAGGCATGCCCTCGAAAACGCCTCGTCAAGCGCGACTCATGGCGGCTGCTGCCCACGATCCGAAGTTTGCCAAGAAGGTCGGCGTGCCTGTATCGGTAGCTAAGGAATTCAATCGCGCTGATACGGGGACCAAGAACCTCAAAGCGAAGAAAAGGAAATAGGATGCGCTTACGCGCTCTCGCAGGGGCCGCTCTATTAAGCATAGTCGCGGTAAGCTGTGCGCACGCCCAATCATCGTCGCTCCAGTCTCTCTATAGGAATTCGCCAGCCGTAGCTCCGCCTTTGGTGAGTACGGATAAACTTTTATTGTTGCGAGGGAGCACATTTTACTCAACGACAGGAACTGTGGTTGCGGCACCGGCAACGGGGGTAAACCCCGTTAATTTCGGAGCGGTGTGCGACGGGGTAACGGACGACGCGCCCGCGATCAACGCCGCGATCCAGTACCTGAGGGACAACTACGTCGGTGGCGATGGTACGGTCTGGGGCAAGCTTCAAATAACGCCGTGCCCGAAGCCTTACCGCATCCTCTCTGGTATTAACCTGACCGGGTTCAGCCCCGGCATCGGCTTTCACCTCGACGTGGATGCCTACGGCGCATTGATCCAGTGCGAGACGGCGGCAAAGGCATGTGTTGATGCGTTGGGGTCACGGTGGCTGACGATTCGCGGGTTGCAGGTAGAGGGCGTTGCTGGAGCGAGGGAGCCTAAAGTTGGTATTCAAATTGGACGCATCACCACCGTAGGCTCAGCTGATAACATCCATCTAGAAGATACGGCTTTTGGTGGGTTCTTTACCTTCACTCCGTTCTATAATCTCGCGTCCGAGGCGTTTGTCGGTAGTCGTGTGCATTTTACCAACTGGGATACTGGAACCGGTGGCAGCGTATACAACGGTGTGTGGGACGGGCAAAATCATTTTAACATCACATCCGACTATATCACCGAGACGATCACGCCAGGCACTCTTCTGTCGTTCAATGACGAGACGGTGATCGGGTCGGATTTCATTACCGGCACAGGTGGCACCGCTGTCCCGCTCTACCTCTCAGGCATTGGCAAGGCCCGTTTCATCAGCGTCTATGTCAACACCGCGCAGGATCATTGCGTCGAATTGGCCGACGACAACGGGTTCGAGTCATACGATCTACAACTGGATGTGCATTGCGAAGGCAATGTTGGCAGCAGCGCAAATATCACGAATACGGTTCTTCTGGTGGGGGGTACGGCCAACCCGACAATCCATGGTATTTCATTTTGGGATAATCACCTGTTTGCAACCAATTCAGTGTTCTCGACGGATACCAGCGTAACAAATCCGGTTTTGCAAGACGTTAACATTCATATCGGGGTATTTGAGACAGGCGCGGCAAAGCTGTTCGACAACGCCTCGCCGTGGGTCGTCGAGGGGCGGGTTTATGTGCCGGCGATAGGGCACTGGAGTTCGAATCAGCCGAACTTCGATGGATGGCTGACGATCGGTACTCCGGCGGCTCCGGTTGACTCGTTTTATGTCAATAATGCGGTCATTGCTCCGGCGAACAACACGCAATGCAACCCGGCGAACGCGGTCGGAGCGACGACGGCGGCGCTGATGGGGTATGCTTGCGCCTTCACGCCACAGGTCAAGACGACCGCCCGTGTTACGGTCACTGGCAACCTTATCAACGATACGACAGGCGATGGTGCGATTGCTCAGCCGTTCTACGGCACCGGCACGGCTCCCTCGCACGGCGATGCCTGTGTGGCAGGGGGGCACAATGCGGCAGGGAACGGGGTGGAGTGGCTGCCGGGGGCAACCGTGGCTGGAGGATCAGGACCATTTGCGATGGCCCAGAAGGTAACGGGGCTGACGCCGGGAACCGCCTATTGGTTCGATGTCTGCATGACGCAGGCTATCGGCGGCACGGCTGCGGCGCAGAACGTTGCGATCTTCGTCGAGGAAAAATAGCGTTGTCCCTCCTCACCATCTGCACCAACGCGGCGAACAACATCGGCATCGCGGCCCCGTCTACGATCGTGGGTAATAGCGATCCTGGGGCACGGCGCCTTTTTCAGATGGCTCGCCGAGAAGGGCAGGTGCTATCCACGCGGGCAAACTGGGATGCACTCGTCGTCGAGCATGTGTTTATCGCGGACGGAACGACAAACTACGTGCTGCCGGCTGATTTTCGCTCGCTGATCAACGACACAATGTGGGATCGGTCGCGCTTCTGGAAGATGCGCGGGCCAATGACGCCGCAGCAATGGCAACTTTATAAGAGCGGAATCATCGGTCGCGCGCTGATCGAGCGGCGGTGGCGCATACGCATACCAAGCGGCGCGCAGGCGGGGGCGACGGCAAAGTTCTCGATCGACCCCCAGGTTGGGTTGACCAATGTAACGGGGACGTTCGTTTACGAGTATGTCTCCGACGCTTTTGTCGTTTCGAGCACCGTATTCAGTGCCCGCTCATTTGCGGAGCCGATCGTTCTCACGGATGGTCATGGGAATGTCCTGCTTGATGATAATGGCAATGTTCTGACCGCGAACGATCTGGGCGGAGGAACCGATTACGTTAAGGGAGAATTGATCGACTTCGTTGGCGGCACGTTTACGACGGCGGCGCGCGCTATGGTGATCAACGTCAATAGCGTCGGCGGCGTAACGGAGGCGGAGATTATCTCGCCAGGGGGAAGCTACAGCGTGGTCCCTGCCGATCCTGTCGCCGTGACCTCGGTAAACGGCATCGGCACAGGGGCATTCTTCAGCATGGTCTGGGGCGGCTCACCGAAGACCGATTGGACCGCTGACAGCGACGTGTCGGTGCTGGACGAGGATCTGATTGAGCTTGGCGTCATCTGGCGCACCATGCGGAGACTCGGGCTTGCCTACGACGAGGAATTGAACGAATACAACAACCAAGTCAGCCAAGCGGTCGCGCGCGATGGCGGCACGGGGACGCTCAGCCTCGTGCCGATCAACCGATTGAGTCTGATCAGTCCGTTCCAAGTTCAAGAGGGATCGTTCCCAGGAACATAGAAATGCAAACTCTTGCTCAAATCCTTGCCGGCTCCAGTGGAAATCCTTACGAGCCGAGTGCGCCAGGCGGCGGTATGTCGCCATTGGTTCAAATGCTCATCCAAGCGCAACAGCAGCAAGGGCAAGGTGGGATGCCCGCGCAAGACATGAGTATGACGCCATCAGCACTGACTCAAGGTGGTCCTGGCGGCATTCCGCAAACACAAATCCCGACGCCGGGGCAGCCGGTACTTCCCGGCATCGGCTCGATGGGGCAGCCGCTTGGCTTGGGTGCAGCCACAGGCTACGGTAGCGGCATCTACTAGGATCAACGACATGGCCCTGATCATTCCGAATGTGATTGCCAACGGCGACGTTGAGGACGCTACCGTGGTGATGGAGAATTTCGACTACATTGCCGCGCATGCGCCCTCGGGACCGGGAACTACAACCGTCAACAACGTGCCGGCATGGGGTGATGTGACCGGAACTGGCCTGGTTGATGCGGGGGTGTCAATCACTGAGTTGATCCGGGGCGGCGGCACGACGGTCGTTGATAACGTTGCGACGTGGAATGATACAACCGGCTCGGCTTTGACGGACTCCGGCATCCCGATCGCTAGTCTGGTTCCGGGGGCTGCGACTGTATCGACGCCAGCGAACCCGACCGAAACGACGAGCATGATCGGGGTGATGATGGGGTTTGCCGGGACCGTTACCCCCACCCGCAGCGGTAAGGTAATGGTTATGATGACGATGCAAACCTTAATTGGAGGGGATACTTCGACTGTTCAGATGCGATATGGAACTGGGGCTGCCCCGGTAAATGGAGCCGCCCTTACAGGGACTGTAGCATCGCCAACAGCACTGGGGGTTCTCCAATTTATGACTTTGCCGCTCGTGGCGCTGATTACCGGGCTAACGATCGGGGTTCCTGTTTGGCTCGATGTGTCTGTTACCTCGACTTCGGGCGGGAGCGTCGGCGTTGTCTTAGGGCATATCGTCGCCCTGGAGGCATAGCGAATGCTTTCTGCCGCGCGACGAGCCGTATCGTCAAGGCGGGTAGCGCTTCCGAAAACCATTGCCGCGCCGCTGCTCGGCTGGAATACGCGCGATCCGTTTGAGGCGATGGAGCCAACGGACGCTGTTCTGCTCGATAACTGGTATCCAGATTTTGGCGGCGTCTCGGTCAGAAATGGCTTTCGGGCTTATGCGACTAGCCTAGTTGGGACAGTGGAAACTCTCGCCACATTCGAGAGCGGAAGGTTCAGTCAGTTTTTGGCGGCGGCTGGGCAGTCTATTTATGACATATCCAGCCCTGGCGCGGCTATTGAGATAAAGGCCGGATACACCTCTAGCCGATGGCAAACCGCTGTTTTTGAAGGGCACCAGTTCTGGGCGAACGGAGCCGATATCGTCCAAGATTGGAACGGAACGACGATGGCGGCCGCGACCTTTACGGGGGTGCCGCTTGCCACATTGTCAGGCGTTGGGGCTTTTCATAACCGGATGTTCTTCTGGACGGGGCGCGATCCGGTCTTCTGGTATGGCCCGGTGAATGGCATATCGGGCGCGCTGACCAGCTTTGATCTGAGCACGGTGCAGGGCATCGGCGGCAATCTGTTTTCGGTGCAAGTCCTTAGCTATGACGGCGGGACGGGAATCGATAGCTATACCTGTTTTCTGATGAGTTCCGGCGAGGTGCTGACCTATAGCGGATCGGATCCGAGTAACGCGAGCAATTGGGCGTTGGTCGGTCGCTATATCCTTCCGCCCGCAATCAACAATCGGGCGATCGTGCGCTATGGCGGCGACATCTATTACACGACTGCGAATGATCATCAGCAGTTCTCCAAGGTTCTTATCGCCCTGAAACTGGGGGAGACGCCGCCCCGGACGAAGATCAGCGGCGCGGTTACGGCGGCGCATGCCGTGGGGGGCGACCTGTTCGGCTGGGATGCGATCTATTATCCGGTAG